ATCGCAATTTGCAGACTCTACTGATAATATAGTAGATAATGCATCAAACTATGGGCCAGTGGGAACAACCATGGCTCTACTTGAGCAGTCTTCAAAGCTGTTCAATGCTGTGCATAAGCGTCTACACGCAGCACAAACTAAAGACCTGCGAGTACTTACTAGATTAGATAGTGAGTATCTTCCTGATTTGTATCCCTATGAGGTCGCAGGTGGAGCACAGCAAGTATTCAGGCAAGATTTCAATCTTAAAAGTATTGACGTCATACCTGTATCCGATCCTAATATGCCAACAGAAGCGCATAGAATAGCTAAAATAAATGCTATCATGTCCATCGCTCAACAAAATCCTGCTGCCTATAACATGGAAGCAATAGGATTAGAATTGTTTGCTGCGATGGGCGTGGAGGATCCACAACGTTATTTAAAACAACAACAACAACCTTTCAGTGGTGATCCAATTATGGAGAATATGGCTTCTCTTAAGGGGGCACCTTTACAAGCACAGGCGCAACAGAATCATGATGCACATATAATTGTACATGGTAAGTTTATGCAAGATCCTGCATACCAAAGTCCGCCAGTTCAACAACTTTTAATATCTCATATTCAAGAACACTTGGCTTTGAAATATCAAATTGAAATGGCTCAAATGGTTCAAGATCCACAAGCACAACAAATGATTATGGCTGGACCTCAGCAGCAACAACAGATGCCACTTGAAATTCAAAATGAAATTGCATTGATGGCAGCTAATGCAGCAGATAAAGTATTAAAGCTTGATGAAGAAAAAGCTAAAATTATGGCTGGTGAGACTGAAGATCCACAACAAGAACAAGTAGAAATACAAAGACAAGACTTAGCATTACGTGCAAAGAAATTAGTTGATGAAATGAAAATGCATCAAGACAAAATGGATTTAGAGGAATCTAAATTAATTGTTGATGATGAAAATAAAGATGAGGATCGTAAACTTAAGGAAGCACAACTTGCGGTTAAGGCAACTAACGATGCAATGAAAGATGCAGAAAAATTAATCTATGCAACAAGGATGAAATAAAATGGCAGGACCGACAAAAAGAAAAAAATTAAAAAAATCTGTACATGATATAGAAGACTATAATCAGTTTTTAGAAGAAGAAGTACATGGTAAAGGTTTTAAAGGAATGGGTAAATATCTTAAAAGAAAATTTACACCCGTCCCTAAAAATATTAAAGAAAGATGGAAATTAAAAAGTCAAGTCAACAGAAACGATAAGAGACCATAATGGTTAGTAAGTCTGGAGGACCTCCACTTAGAATAGTAAGTAGAAAAAATGGTAAAAAAGAAACTCATAGAAAAGTTAAATCTGGTTATGATCAAGAGTTTACGCTTCCAGCTGGAACATCTGCGGCTCCTATTAAGTTCAGTAAAACTCAAGCTAAAAAAGATGCTAGTAAAAAAGTAGTAACATTAAAACCAAAAAAGAAACCTGGTCCCAAGCAAAAGAAAAAATTAAAGAAAGGTCAGTATAGAATAGAAGATTACGATAAAGATCCATTTGATCCTGGGTTTGGTAAAAAAACTAAAATTGTTAATTATAAACCTAAAGTTTATAAAGACCGAACTAAATGGGATGCTGACATGAAATCTGGTAAAGTAAGAGAGGGCGATAGACTAAAGGAAAAAATACCACTAAGTAAAAAATTTATACACGAACTTAAGGTTGCAGAAAAATATAAACATTTACCTTTTAAACAATATCGAAAAAAGGTACAAGAGGAATTGAAAAGACCTTGGTTAGTAAAAGGAGAAAAAGATTAATGCCATTAACTAAAAAAGGAAAAAAAGTTATGAGTTCCATGAAGAAAAAGTATGGAGCCAAAAAAGGAAAGAAAGTGTTTTATGCATCCCGTAATAAGGGACGTATAAAGGGCGTTGAGCGGGGCCAAAAATAAAGGAGGATATCATGATAGATATTTGGAAAAACTTAAGCAAAAAAGGTAAGATAGCTTCAGCAATTGCTGCTGTAGTTGTTTTGTATCTGGCTTGCAGTTGGATAGGCTGGGTATAACAGCCTTGCATTAGTTTGGAAAGTGTAGTATAATAATTTTAGATTGCCGAAAGGAATCTAAATAAATCTTGCTTTAACAAGGAGGTTATTATGAATAAAGCACTATCTATTTTTAATCAACTTAGACCAATCTCAATAGGATTTGATAATGTATTTGATCATTTTGAGAGGATGTTTGAGAATGATATTTCTGCAGTAAATTACCCACCATACAATATAGTTAAAACTGGACCAGAAAAGTATGACATTGAAGTTGCACTTGCTGGGTATAGTAAAGACGATATTCGTGTGGATTACTCAGAAAATCAGCTGACTATAAAATCTGAAAACGTAAGAGATAAAGTAGGCTTACCGCCTAAAAGAGGAGAGGAGGGCGTACTACATCAAGGTATCGCCAAAAGATTTTTCTCTAGAACTTTTACTATAGCAGATGATGTAGAGGTTGAAGATGCCGAACTAAAAGACGGTTTGTTAAAAGTTTCTTTGAAAAGGATTGTTCCTGAAGGTAAGGAAACTAGACAAATTAAAATTAAATAAATTAAGGGGGCATGAGAATGCCCCTTTTTTACAGGAGATAATATGGATGCCACAAAATTTAAAGACAATCTATTAAAAGTATTAGAGGAAGCTTCACAAATTAATTCGGAGCAAATGACTATAGGTGCAGGTGCAGAAGATTTTCCTAGTTATAAATATATGTTAGGAATTGCACATACTTTAGATGATATGAAAGCTAGAGTTAGAGACGAATATAAAAAACTATTTAAAGAGGAGACATATGACTAATTTACCAACACCGACGGGATATAGGTTAATTACAAAACCTAGAGAGCTGGAAAATAAAACAGCAGGCGGTATAATATTAACAGACGAATCTAAGGAAGCTGCCAAATTTAAATGCGTAGTTGCTAAAGTTGTAGCTATGGGGCCTGAATGTTATTTAGGTATGGACAGATCCAGCACTAAATGGTGCAAAGAAGGGGATTGGGTACTTACAGGAAAGTATGTAGGACTCAAATTTAGATATGATGGAGATGAATATTCATTAATAAATGATGACGAAGTGTTAGCTGTAATAGCTGATCCTACCAAAATATCCGCTAAGTAGACTTGTAATAAAGCTATATTTAGTGTAATATATAATATCAGCGTATAACGCGGATCGCAACCGAAGGAGGTCTAGATGATAGACGAAGAAAAGCAAGAAGATCAAGTCAACGAATCTGAAGAAGAAATAGTTGTTGAACTTCCTGAAGAAAAATCTGAAGGCGTACAGCCTGAAGAGCCAGTTACCGAGGCTCCAGTTGTAGCGGAAGAGACTGCAGAAGAAGATGACGAAGAAGAGGTGGAAGAGAAATCCGAAACTGAATCAGAGGAAGAAGATGAAGCAGAAATATCTGAAGATACAGAATCCAAAGATAAGAAGGTATTTGGCAAGCGTGCTGAAAAACGGATAAAGCGTCTTGTTAAAGAAAAAAAGGAATTAGAGTCTAAGCTTAAAGAACTTTCAATAAGAGAGCAGCAATGGACTACTGAAAGAGATGTATTAGAGTCTCGATCTAAGGATTCAGAATTACATGCAATAAATCAATATATTGATAGATTGAAAAGTCAGGAGAAGCAATCTCTTAGTGCTTTGAAAACTTCTAAAGAAGCTGGTGATATAGATGCTGAAATAAAAGCACAAGATGCTTTGGCATCTGTTAAAGCAGAAGCTTTAGTAGCTCAACAATATAAGATGAGAGCAGAATCTAGTCCTAAAAAAGTAGAAAAGACTACAACTAGAAAAGCGCCAGATCAAACTACTACTGCTGTTCCAGACCGTAAGGCTCTAGAATGGCAAAAAAGAAATGAATGGTTCGGTAGTACAACTACTAAAGATAGGATTATGACTCAAGCCGCTATGGTAATTCATAAGGAACTTATTGATGAGAGTATTCTCCCCAATACT